CCACCACAAATCGTGAATCAGCACCAACATCGTTATAACGATTCTTCAATTGTTTAACTAGTATCTGACCATTGTTTGAAAGTTCATCATTACTGATCAATGCAAACATAAGATCGGCAGTAGCAGGTAGACCAAATGATTCTGCTGTGTCATCCAGACCCACGTCATCATTACCATAACCACCACGAGTAGTCTGAGTCGCAGACATAACCGGAACATCAAACTCTACCGCAAGACCACGCAGTTCTTCTGCAATAGACTTGATATAGGTATATGAGTTGATAGAACCACCCATCGCTTTCATCCGTGAAGATGAACAGATATTTAGATAATCGATATAGATCATATCCGGTACGAAGTTCTTCTTCAACTTCAGTTCGTTCAGTAGTGCACGGAAGTGAGACGCATTTGCTTGACCGGTAGGATATTCTTTGATGATCAACCTACCGTTGGTCTTTGCAGAGATCTGACTCACTTTCTGTGTGAACATATCTTTAGATAGATTCTCTAACTGATCAATCGGTACGTTCAATAGATTCGCATCGATACGTTCTGCGATACGTTCTTCTGCCATCTCCATGGTGATGTACAATACGTTCTTACCCATAGACAGAGCTGCACCCGCACAGTGACACATAAACAGAGACTTACCGACACCTGTACCCGCAAGGGCAATGTTCAGGGTCTTATTGGGTATACCACCCTTGGTGATCTGATTGAATAGATCTAAGTCAAACGGAGTACGTTCTTCCTGTTCATGGTAGAAATCGTATCGACCATCAACATTCTCCAGATAGTCGTGACCGATGTTAGTATCAAATGTAACACCCAGTGCCTTAGATAGAATATCAGGAATCGCATTCTTAGATAATGTCTGGTGTTTGCCATCAATGATAGAGATAGACTCCATGATAGAATTGTAGACCGCACGGTCTTGACACCACTTCTCGGTACGATCAATCAACCAGTCAAGGTTCTCTGTCTCAGCAGTAAAGATGTTTGGAAGTATCTCGATTGCATGACGATATTGTTCATCGTTGAGACGATCACCTTCATCGACCTCAATCTTAAATGCTTCCATTGTGGGGAGTTTATTATACTTTGCAATAAACTTAGTGAATTCATTGAAGAGACCTTTATAGACCCCTTCAAAATAATCGGGTGTTAAGAACGCTGCAACTTTTCTAGCATATGCATCATTCGTCAATAGATTCCGTAGAATCGTTTGTTCTAGATTGATCTCCAACGTTTTCTCCATTCTTTTTCTCAGTACCGTACACCCAACCTTCATTTATACCACGTTCAAGTATATCTTCTAGAATAGAACCAGAGAATTCTTGGAGGTCTTCACTAGAAGAATCCAACTCATCATCCGGAGATTCTACTACACGAAAGTCAAAGGTAAGACAATCGCGTTCTCCATCATACTTGATCGTGCCAAAACGTAACACGGTTTCGGTAAACTCACCACGCAGGATGCGAACATCCCACGCGGCCTCATTATCTACATATTCGACAGGGATCAACTCATAGTCAACCCCCTCACTCACCTTGTCGAGATTAATCATTTATATCTTCACCATCTATTTGTACTATTATATCAGGATCTACTTGCGTTGGCAATCCAATTTGATATTGTTTCTTAATAAATTCTGCAAAGTCTGTAAATTCCCAAATAGGTGCCCAGAACTCATCGGTCAGAGTATCTTTCTGTCGAACCTTCGGGTCAACTAGTTCTCCGGTACTTTTGTCTACACGTTGGTACCAACCATTACTTGGTTTGAAAACATATCCACCGGCAAGAGCAACATCAAGTAGTCCAGAGTTCTTCTCGACACCACCATCCCAAGATACTGAGATAGGAATCTTAGACTTCTCTTTGAGGTAACGAGACTTCTCGATGTTGACTACGAAATCATAACCAGTAACTTCGGTACCCGTCTTAGTCTGTCTACGACCAATAATCCAGATAGTATCAGCACTATAATAGATACCAGTACCACCACCAACAACATCCTTCGGAAAGAGACCGATCTCTTTATAGGTGTGGTTGATAGCCAACATAGGAATGTTTTTCATTGCAAGGTATGGTGTTGACATACGGAACAGACCCTTCAATGCCTTCGCACGTGACATGTCCGCAACACCCTTCTCTGCCAATGCATCATCGAGTTCTTTCTTAGACGCAAGGTTACCAATAGAATCGATTACAATGATAACGTCATCATCACGGTCAATCTCTTCTAGTTGAGAGATAAGGTCAAACTTTAGTTCCTCTACATTCGTGATAGGAGTGTGAAGAACACGACTAGTGTCAATTCCAAACTGTTCGAAATAAGATTGGGGTGAACCGAACTCACTATCGTAGAATAAAATAACTGCATCTTTTCTCTCCCGTAAGTATGCACCAGCCATAAGTAGTGCAAATGATGTTTTAAAGTGTTTAGATGGCCCTGCGAGGACGGTCAGTCCAGGCGTAACACCACCGTCAATAGAACCGGACAATGCGACATTGACCATAGGTACATCTGTAGAAACCATATCCTTTTCTGTGAAGAACTTACTCTTTGACATAACCTCGGCACTCTTGACCTTGGAGTTCTTCTTCAATTTATTCATTATACTCATACGTCTTTCTCATCTCCAAATGATATATTATTTACTTTTTCACGTTCATCTAACTCGTATATTATACGATATTTGTTGTTGATTGTCAAGACATTTTCCAACAGATCGAACTTTTCTCCCCGAGATTCGGAAAACTTCAGAAGTGCCATAGTGTCTTTGGGTAGACATGCACCACCAAACCCACGTTTCTTATCAGGGCCAGGCACACGGGTATGTTTGATGCCGATACGATCATCCGCACCCATTGCACGAGTAATCATATTATAACTACAATCGAATGAATCCACCAACTCTTTCAACTGGTTGAAGAATGTCAATTTAGTTGCAAGATAGGAATTGGTCGCATACTTAACAAAGGATGCCTCGCACCCAGACATACGATAGTATTTGTCGGACTTACACCCACTAAAGATATCATAGATCTGTTGTAGTTCATTACACGCAGGATCCGTACCACCAAACACATGATGTTCCGCATTGACGAAATCTTCACATGCAGACTTTTCTGTCAGGAATTCGGGATTGTACACGAATCGATCAAAGTCTTGAGGTTCGATTGAATTGTATATTCTATCCACAATGTCGGGAGTGATTGTTGATTTGACAACAACAAGTGCGTTAGTATGGTACATCAACTTGAGTACCGCATCTTCTACAATAGACGCGTCCACAAAACCCGTCTCTGAGTTCTGTGGAGTAGGTGCAGCGATAAACGCAATCTGTGGTTTATACTTCACAAGATCATCGATAGTAGTTTGGTTATTCGGATCAACAATAAAGTGTTCTACCATAGGATGATAGAACGCATATTCTACAGCCTTACCTACAAACCCATGTCCCACGATACCCATACGTAAAGGATTCTTCTTACTCACACCTTCGGGTTGAGATTCACCTTCGGGTTTCTCGGGAACATATTCATCAAAATCATCTGCCACTATTGTACTCCATATACCATTTATAAAAATTACGGATACCATCTTCTATATTAGTAGTAGGATGATAACCAAGTGTTTCTAACTTACTTGTGTTAGAAAAAGTCTCTAATGTGTCTGCGGGATGTTGTGGTGCCATCAACTTGATTGCGGACTTGCCCGTATTCTTTTCGATCTCTGAAATGAAGTCCATAAGTTGAACTGGTGCACCACGACCAATATTAAATATCTCACCTGCGTCCACATCATTATTCAACACACATTCTATACCATCTAGGATATCTTCTACGTATGTAAAATCACGTTTCATATCACCATAATTATACACTGTTATTGGTTTCTCGGCAAGTATATTTTTGGTGAAGTCAAACAGTGCCATATCCGGACGACCCCAAGGGCCATATACAGTAAAGAATCTCAGACCAATAGTGTGTAGACCAGACCCCTGCATCTGACATTCATTGGCCCATTTAGTCCATCCATAAGGATTCAACTGTTTACCAGTCTCCCTACCTTCTGTCCAAGGTAGTTCGGAACCCGCAAAGACACAAGAGGTTGACGCATATACAATACGTGCGTCCGGTGCATGTCTCTTACAGGCATCAATAAGATTCTGAGTACCATCGATATTGTTTGCATGATATTGTTTTTCTTTACCAAACGAATCACGCACACCGGCATGTGCTGCAAGGTGAATAATATCCGTGGGATTAATACCGTCGATGAGATTGTCCATCTCTTCTTCATTACGAAGATCCACATTCAAGACATCGATACCAAAATGTTCGACACGATGATGTTTCAGTGTGGGACTATACAAATGGTCATTGTAATTATCCATACCAATAACCCAATGACCTTCTCGTTTTAATCTGTTACATAATTGCGATCCGATGAATCCTGCCGCACCTGTTACTAAATATTTTCTCATTATCCGTTCCTATAAACGTATTCTAATGCACGATCTGCCTCTACACTGAGAGGACGGTTCTCGTACCAGTTTCCTGTTTCCTTATCAAACTCTTCACATAACCGAGAGATTTGGTTTGATGATATGGGGTAACCTCTACTTACCGCACTTCCGGCAATCGCAATCATTATCGCGTACATTTTAGCATACCAACCAGTTTCAGAAATGGTCTGGTATTCTATACCCAACCTTTTAGGCCAGAACGGACAATCGCGATACGAAGTCCAATTGAAGTTAGTATTATTTAGACTATTCTTACGATGTTCTACTACTGCCTTCTGCATCTCTGGTGGCAGTCTATCTAGGAAAGAGTTACCGGTCTTCTGTACATAAGGATGTCTGGCAATCAGTTCACCCACATTAATTGGATTGCCGCCCAGATGAGAGAAGAAGAAATTAGTAGAACTAGGATATATTGCAGGAACATAGTACATCCGTGCAAGATCTTTTGTTTGCGGGTCACCAATTTCTCCAATTTCAGTATTAAGGGCGTACCAGAAGGATTTGATCGTATCTCGTTCAATAGTTTCCGATAGTCGGAAGACAATCCTGAATTTAAGATACTGATCCCTAGAACTAGCAGTACTATAACAGATGAAGTCCAGATCGCGAAACCTATCAATTAATTCACCCCTTAGAGAATCCAAATCATTAGTAAAATTATGGTTGTCCACATCAACAGCGCACCAACCACCCCAATATAAAGTAGATTTATTACTACGTGTGCTATCGGCTTCAAACACAGCAGGAGTAATAAGAGGACTAGAATTTCTACCACCCTTTTCACCTTTAGTTTGACTCAATCCATACAACAACTCAACGAACTTGTCCCAACTCTTCAGAGACATTGTTCGGTGAGTCTTGTTATCGAACTGAGATTTAAATATAGTTAATTCATAATTCATAGATACATTATATCAAATAATCGACCACCTGTCAACCAAAGAAATCCTCTAAGTATCGTTTGAAAAGTTCGGGGTC